CCATCATTATATCCTGTTTCACTATTCAAACGAGAAGTAGGAGTCTTCAGAGAACGATAAAGTTTCTTGATGAACCAATCTAGAGGCTCCATATTACCATCTGATTGTTGACCACCAAATGTTTCAACAGTTGTTGCTTCTTGTCCTTGTCTTTTAGCAAACCAGAAAGAATCCAAAGTAGATTGTGGTGCATATTTTTTAACGACATCACTTTGATCCAAATCGAAAGTCTTAGTAGACCAATATTGAGATTGTAATTTTCTCAGATATGCTTCAGCTTGAGGAACTGGCAATCTACCAACATCAACATTGAAAAGGAAACGAAGAGGGGCATGAACCATTCTATGGATAACCACAGAATCTTCGATCATCGAAAGCTGTCTGTAAGCTCTACGGCAATTCTCAATGAAAGGAATAATAAAATCTTTTGTTTCATTATATTGTCCACTATTCACATAAAGAACTTGGTTCTGTTCAAATGGAATATATTCATACCGTTCAACTTTTTTATTATCGATGCTAGAAAAAATAGGCTTCTTGTAAATAAATGCTTTGACTAACATCGTCTGGATGTTGTCATAAACAGGATCGAATTGATCAGCAGGAAGATTTTTAATGGCAACGACACCTTGTTTGATGTAATCATCTTTTAGAATAAGTTCAAAAAAGAGTTCACCTTCAACGAGAAATTGTCGGAAATAATGCCATCCATTATCATCCAAATCCAACATGGAACAGAATTTAGAAAATTCTTTTTGTAATTCTTCTTTTTTCTCTGATTCCAAATCAGCATTACGGAAATTAAGAGTTACGATCTCTCCATCTTCATCGACGTTAATAGTTTCGTCACAAATTTCATCCAAAGCATCTGCCACTTCGGAGTAAGCAGCAATCATACGGTAGTCTCTAAGACGACCTGGTTTTTCCTCTGATGCTTGGGAATACATCAAATCCGTAAAGGATTTGTCTTGGTAAATAGCAGAAAACGCTGTGTTATTCCAGTCGTTATTAAGAGCTACAGAGTTCTTAGCAATCGCTTCAGGTCTGCGTAACCCGATTTTTTGGAAATATTTATATTTTGTATTCTTTGCTTCATCAGGAGTTTGCTGAAGAAAATTCCCACGATTCTTCAAATAGGATTGCATATTCCTATCGAAAGTGGAACCCTTGCCGTCACTTCCTTGGTATTGATTATTTGATGATGGGGTTGTTGAACTTCCGACTCCTGCCATACTTATTATTTAGGGGGATTTGTCAATTATTCAATGAGAACTTACCCATCCTGCATCATTAGCAGTGATAAATATCGCATTTCCATTAAAATTATTAAAATAATCAGAACTTAAAGAAATTGTAGCGATATTATCATTCACCACCGTAATCACATTCTCTGGTAATTGATAAGCAGAAATCGTGGGAAACTTGGCAGTATCGATCTCCTTATAAATCAATTCAGGAATATTTGTGTTTGCTGACAGATACCAAGTGTTATTGTAACCGAATCGCTTCCCATAGAATTGGAAATTTCTTTCATTCAACTCAGTTACAATCAAAGAATCTTCTTGATGGATACCATTGATGAAATAATTGGTGAATTCTGGATACGCACTAATCGATACGCTTTCTGTTTGAACACCTTCTGCACTGATAGCATCGAAGAGATTGTAATCACAAAATCTATTACTGACAGCTAGAGCATGGAAATCTGCATTAACCACATAGATCGGTGCTTGAGTTTGGTTATAATCTTTGAACAACCAACCTTTGACTGTGAATGATGTGGATGCAGAAATTCTCCATTTTGTATCAGGTGACAAATCTTTGGGATTTTCATAGGAAATATCACCTGACCATTGAATTTCCGAACGAATCTCATCAATAAATGGTAGATTAAATTTCTCAGGAATTTTCCAAGAAACGATAATATATGGATTGCAATTTACGACGAAATTCTGGATGATCTGATCCAGATCTTCTTTGAAGTAACAAATGATGTTCACATCCAGAGTGAGATTTACTGGAATTGGTGTTGGAATTTTAGCAAGTCTATTGCTAGAATCCAACTGTTTTCTATACAGAAATTGATCTTTATTTGAAATCCTAGAAGGATCACGAGCTAAACTTGTCTGCTCAATCGTTACTACTGGCAGTGTCAGTGTCTTAGCTCTATCAGAAAGATCATGAAGGACACGGTGTTTAGGTCCGTTTACATACCGAACTTCAATTTTCTCCTTCGATTGTCTGGTTTTCGCATCGTAACGATACACGAAAGCATCGTCAAATGCTGCAACAAACATATTGAGGAGTTGGGAATTTTCGAAAAAGTAATTATAGTCCTTCACTCATAATACTTAATCAACATCAATGTATTTAGCTTTAATCACATTATCGGCAATATCAGATAAAAGTTCAGATGCATAGATTTGGGGGTCGTCTGATTGACAAATAATCTCTCCACTGAAACAATTATATTCTTTGAAAAAATCTATTACTTTATCAAAAACGATATTGCGAATTTCTTCGGAATCTTCATATTCCACGATAGTATCTGTATATAGGTTGTATTGTTTTCTCATATTATTAAAAATTTCCAAATCCAATCGCTCTTTCTTGTTGCTTCAAAGGTGAGTCAAATTCTTCAACATTGAAGACATCACACAGAGCAATTTCATCATCAAAAATATGGCTGATACCGCAATGTTCTCCCAAACGATTGGCATCTTTTACTGAAAGTTTACCAAAATGGTGAGAGATGTGGAGTCTTCCTTTTCTCAATAAAGCTGAATCAATTGCTTTGATATCAGCATTCATCGTGGCAACCACTTTGATTTTCAGTGAGTCCTTGAGGAAACCATCAGTCAAGTTCAACAAATTTGTTGTTGCTGAATTTCTATCACCACAAAGAATTTGTTCTGCGTCTTCCACGATCAAAGTGCATCCTTGATTCTGTAACATGAAAGAAACGAAGCTTGGTTCTGATATAATACTAACCATCGAAGGTGGAACATAGATAACATCATTCTCACATTTCGTGATCATGTTCTTGATGAAGTTCGTCTTACCACATCCAGGAGGTCCGTAAAATACCATGAGATTATTTGATTTATCGTCAAAGAATTTCATGATCTTTTCATATGGAAATTCGTCTCCATAATACAAAGGATACTCCCCGTCTTTAATTTCAATATTATTGAAAGTGGTCTTTTGTTTATACAAACCTTGAGCATTCTGAGCGATCATGTAAAAGTTCTTCTCCGAATCGGGAACGAAAAGAACGTTCATATCAATTAACTCCCCTAACAATTGTTCGATAGCATTTTTATTTTTAAGAAGAGGGCAAAATGATATGGAAACAACTCCGCTTTCCAAGCCAACAAATTCCACATCTTCATCATCCTCTTTATCAATTTTGTTTTCAGGTAAACCGAAATTACAACGAACCATCAAATATAAAAATTCGTTGAAATAATATCCAGCTTTGAAATCATTGATTTTATATTGATGGGTGACATCAAATTTCCATTTTCTGAAAAGATCATGGATATCATTAAGTCTTCGAGCATCTACTAGATAATCATCGAGAATAATAGTGTTCAGAGAAATATTTCCAAACTTCTGTTCAAATTCTTGAGGATAGTCAGAAGGATTCTTAAATTCACCAACTGAATTCACCCAATAGGTTCTCTCCAGTGCTTTTTTGATTGTTTCTTTTAATTTGCTCATATCAGTTAAATCTGTCTAGGAAGAACTTGGGAAGCTTCTTCTTGTTTCTATTAATAGCATCAAAAATGCTCCCGTCAAGTATATATGTTTCACACCAGTCATCATGGGCGCGAACACTACGACCACAAGCCTGAAGCAGAGTCTTGAGCATAGCATTACCATACCAATCCTTATCAATTTTCATCAGCTTCTCTACTCGAACATCTTTTGTAGGGAGCCATGGTGCTTTCAGAATGATTTGGAAGCGAGACAAATCACCTTTCAAATCCACGCCATATGTCATTGACGGAGATACCAAAATGGTCGGTTCGCTGGACGATTCATGGATTTCCAAAAGCTGTTCATTATTCACTCCCGCTTCTCTACAAAGCAAACGATCTGATTTTATATTTTCTCGAATATAATCTGCCAAATATTGGGTGTGTGTATGAATGATACCCTTTTCATCTTTATGATGTTCCATAATACCTTTGATCTGTTTCACCAAAGTTGGAAGCATGGATTTTAGATTTTGGAAATTTAATTTCTGTTTCGCCATGATGTGAATTGGTGACTTCTCTGGATTGAAGTCTGTTCCAATATGGATATATTCATGATCTTTAATACCAAGAGCTTTACAATAAGCATCAGGATCAATAATCGTTGCAGAAAGAATGACTACCTTTTCAGCATAATCAAACAAATATTTTGAAAGAACATCAACTTTCAAAGGAATAAATCGAATGGCATTTTCCAATCGTTCTACGATGTAGTCGCTATCATAGAAAGTATCGACCAACAATTGCAAGGAATTTTGAAGATTGGTGAGTTTGGTGTATTCCTGTTTCTTTTTATTGAAAGTGATGATATCCTTTTTATTACTATTCTCACCAAACCAACTTTTGTATTCTTCTACGGAATTTATTACACTGTCTGCAACCTTGCTAATCCATGCCAACACCTTGGTTTTGTTATTATCATCATTAGGGAATGGCGTGACGAGTGTTTGAGTCTTCATGAGAAATGGGATATCCACTTCACATGTAAATTGACCGACTAACTGCTCTTCCAATTCCGAACCCTCATCACATACAATGATTTGTCTTTTCTTGAGATGGTTGGGGAGAGAGAAAAACATACTGTAATTCAAAGCAGAAAACTTTGATGTTAGCATGTTATTACGAGAATTGTAATATGGACAACGATTAGCTTTCCAACACTCATTCTTTTGATTTGCCACGTAAATACATGGTGCGATATCAACAGATAATGTATCATCCACATCACACTGGTAATTACTTTTACCTTTTAGGACTCCTGTATCATCGAAAGTATTCTGGTATTGGTCTTGAAGGGATTTGGTGATCGTCAAAGAATAACATCCAAATGGATCGATATCTTTCATCAATTCTGCACCATTCTCAGCGAATACGCTATAATTCTTCACGAGTCGTTCAAATTCAACGGGAACATCTTTGGATACGTTCCCAAGGGTTTTAGCTAAGTGTGTTTTACCTACACCTGTGTCTGCATGAACGATTACGAATTTTTTACCATTCTCAAACGCCTTTTCAATAGCATTAAGAGCTTTGGCTTGTTTATCACGAGGGTTAAATCCCTCTGGAAAGTTTAATATTAAGTTACGCATTTTCTAAGATTTCAATTTTAACATCAAAAGACATTTGATGTGGAAATCCTACCACGTAATTTTAGGATGTCAAGACGTAAAGATAATTATCGAAAAATTTAGACGCATCTGATTTGTTGATCGCTTTCATCTTCCAATAAACTTCTTCAGTTCTTGGACAGAATGCGCTCAGAGCATAATCAAAAATAAATCCATTTTCAATTTTTTTAATATCATAAGGATAAGAGATTTCCCATTCTTTGATCTCCCCATCTTCCTCAATTTTAAATCTTACGAAATTTTGTTTCGTGTTAAACATTTGTATTTTACCCCCTTTTATTGTTCGGGAATTCAAAACAAATTTTACATCACGGAAAATTAATTTTTTTAAATGTTCTTCGATTCTATTCATGGGTAAGGGTCGAGATTGAGTTCGTTGTCCATGTATCGCAATTTCTCGTTTGGACTCATGGGGAATATATTTTCATTGAAAAACTTCCAAAAGTTATCATCTGCTGGGATTTTTTGGACGAGGTAGCACATGTCCATTGAGACATTTCTAAAGTCCTGCATGAAGATATCCCATGTGACAACCAGATCATGTCTACGCTCATCAACTTTTTTGGGGTCAAAAGAACCTGAAAAGTTCAAAGTTGTTTTACCATTATAAGAATTAAGAATCTCCATACTGTTCGTACATAACATCTGACGAATATAAGGTCGTCCTGGTGAGCGTTCAGGTCGCCTACGAACAATTAATAAATCACAAATATTACTTTTCAGTAATCTTTGCAATTCACTTCGTCTTAACTTTTTCAGCATTTACTTCACAAACGCCAAACATGCGCTGCTCATTCAAGAACAAACCGTTCTTCACTTTACCATGACCTGTTACTTCCAAGTTGGTGATTGGAATACCCATATTATTAGGGAACACTACGATATCACCAACTTCAGTGTATCGCACGTTTGGTCCTTTGAGGATGACTTTACCTTTTCTCCAAGCATTATGAACTTGAGCAACAGGAATTGCAATTCCTCCACGTAGAATATAGTCACCTGTTTCTTCTCCTGTGACCAAATCACAATATTCAAGAAGCATCACATCGTCAAAAAGTTTGGATAGACTATAATCATCCAAACCAAAATCACTTGGTAGTGCTTTATCACTGAGATCAATGTGGGATTTTTGAGGGGCTAAAACATCAATAGATACGTTCGACATGAATATATTTATTGGTATTATTTATTTGTCAATCGATATTTGACAATTTCCACCGTGCTTAACCTTAAACGGTGTGTTAATATGTTTGTAGTGTTGCACTAAATCGTGGATCATATTCAATTTATCATAATCTGGTTCTATCCAGTAGTGACCACCTTCCAATTTCATATCTACTAATTGTTGATATGCTATTTTATCTATGGTATCATGTGAGACACATGACAAATGATAATTGACACCACCAAAATGATAAACAAAATCAATATTGCTATTATCATTTTCCTCTAATAAAATATTCCGATCATTCAAATCATTACAAATTTTAATATCTTCTGCGGGTGCAGACGTGGCATCTTCTGGAATTTTATATCCACCAACATTATACCATTCTTCTTTTTTGAAAGAAATTGAATTAGGTGATGAATTACCTATCAAAAATTCATCCCCATATATAAGATAACATGGAATATTTCTATAAGCTTTATTCTCATCATATTTTGAAATGTGATTACTAATTCGGTTTGGTAGAAAAACATCATCGTCGTCCAATGGAAATATTAAATCGTAATTTCCAACGGAAATGCCGATATTTCTTTTCTCTGCAACTGTCATTTTCCTGTTACAATTTATAACAGTCACGTTTGAATAATCACAATGCAGTGTCACATTTTTATCATCATTGATGATAACTAAATGTTTATCATCCCAATCCTGTGATAAGAAAGATGCTAACATCCTTCCCAAATAAGGTATTCTACCGTATGTAGGGCATACAACAAGACTTTTCATTTTTCTCTTTTTTTAGATATATATTTAATATTTTTTCTTTTCAATTTGGGAATCACATTTTCAAAGAATCGAAATGCTTCTTCGTCCGTATCGAATATCTGTGAGTATCTATTCACTGTCTCATTAGCATAATTCAACAGATCTTTATCATAGAAACTCAAGTAACGAGTGACCATGTATGGAGAAAATTCTTCCAACAATTCATTTGTCATCTCCCCTTTCTTATCAAAAAGAATATGATTTATTGCGTTAAACATAAGCGATTATTGATGATGTTTATATATTCCCCACTGATCTCACTGCCTACAAAATTTCTATTATTTTTTATAGCCATTTTAGCAGTAGTTCCACTTCCCATGAACGGATCATATACCAAATCACCTTCATTTGACCAACTTAAAATATGATCTTCTGCCAATTTTTCAGGAAAGATTGCGGGATGTTTGTATGCAATTTTATCATCAGACCCATAACCACCTCCTTGCGTATACTTCCAGATATTACGTCGAATACCGAATTCAGGAGCGATTTTACTTTCATATTTCTCACCCATAGTCCCGTCTGCTTTTCGACGTTGGCGAGTTTTACCCCAACGCTCTCTCCATTTATTTGGTCTATCGCAAATAGGATTGAATGTTTTGATTTTATCTTTGGATAAAACAAACATATATTCAAATGCAGGGTAATATCTATTTTTCACTGGTGAGACACCACTCTTCTCATAAATGATGACATCATGTAATTTGAAGCCAATTTCTTTGAAGTAAAGAGCTTGACGGAAACTCGTTCCAGATTTATCACCATCTTTAGTCTGATCACCGACCACCCAAACAACAACTCCACCTTTCTTAGTGACTTTGAAAAGCCCCTTGGCTACATTTTCAAAGTCGAAAGAATAACCATTATAAGTTCGCAAATCATCATATGGAGGACTGGTAACAGTTAAATCAATGGATTCTTCTGACATACTATTCATAGTATCCAGACAATTTTCATTATATATTTTATTAATTTCAAACATCACATTTAATCATTTTATCGTAGTAAATATCAGTTGCTTCTCCACCATCGCTAAACCACTTGGAAGGGAAATAAGATGTCTTATCACCAATCAAAGCTGCCCACCAAGAAAAGGTAGAGTTGCTCCCCACTACGATATCACAATTTGACATGTATGCAAGATCTTTAATATCAGAATCGGAATGTAATATTTCAAATTTATAATTCGGAAATTCGTTGATTACATGATTTGGATCATCAGTGAATACTTTAATATTTTGCCCTTTGTATTTTTCAAAGAACTTTTCAAAGTATTCTGTATGACAAACATGATGAATTGTAGCATGTTTGAGATAATCCCCTCTTCTAATATGAAATGCTATATCAATTTCTGAATCAACTTCTGGCAAGTTCAATAAAGAAATAAATTCATCTTTATATTCTTCGAAATATTTCAAAGATTGAAAATACCCATTCAATGATACAGACCCTACATGGAATGGTAACTCATCATAATTAAATCTTTTTTCATGGATACCAATCACATCTCTAGTGAAACAATTACCATATTCAAAATTCTTGAAAATTGTATCCTTATACACTAAAGGATTGGTTCCTTGACCAGCAAACCAATTATAAGGGTTGACGATCAATTTCTTACCATGTTTCTTGGCATAAGCATAGCCAGCAGCTATTTGAAATAACTGATTGCCCACGCCACCAATAACATTTACGTAGCAACTATTCATATTTAAAATTGAAATAATATAATTTTGTTATCGTAGTATGTTCCGAAATCGAAATATGAAAATTCTGCATTTGGAGTTTTTTTCAAAATGTTGAGTAATCCGTTCGGATCATAACCAACATCTTCTATTATAATGACACCTCCCTTTTCTATTTTATCAGAATATAATTCTAACAATCTGACATGAGAATCTGGAGAATGGGGACCATCATCGATAAGAATCGTTATATTTTCAAATTTATTTGCTATTTCCTCGGTGTATGCGTCTCCTACTATATATTCAACATTTTTCCCAGAAATCCATTCATTATTTATTGGCACAGAATGTTCATTTTTATCATATAGATTATCTAAACCATATATTTTACTATCTTCTGAAAAATATTCCCTCCATAATTTTAAAGATGCTCCGCTTCTAACTCCAATTTCAACTATAGTGTTATTATTGTCTCTAAATTTTTTAAAGAAATCTTCATAAAATTTATCTATATAAGATTTTGGATGACCTTTATCTGTCCCGTAATTAGGATTAATTCTCATATTTTCTTCATCGAAAATATTCAGTTTATATTCATTTAAAATTTGTTTCAATGTTTTCATAATAATTTATTTATAATTTCATTTATATTATTTTTTGTGTGAAATCCCATATCATTTATTTTCGATGTATCCAAATACATTGATTCAACTTGTACTATTTTATGGAAATCCGATGGTTCCATGTTTCCTATTTTGCTGGAAGAATCCAGTGCTTGATATGCATAATCTATGATATCTCTGAATAAAATTGGCTTTCCACCTGATAAGTTATACGTTTCACCATTTTGCCCTTTGTCCATTAAAAATTCAATACCAGACACGACATCATCTATGTGAATATAATCTCTATAAAAATTACCATTATTATAAAGATTGATTGGGTTGTTTTCCCTCATCTCATTTATCAAATATTGAAGAGCGTTTTTCTTTTTTGAAATTTTGGAATCAGAATTTCCAACCACATTACCCAATCTGATTATTTTATAATCAATATTGAATGTTTTACAGTAAGAATGAATTAACAATTCAGCCGCATATTTAGTTATAGAATAAAATCCTCTTGGATTGCAAATCGAATCCTCTCTAGCTGGAAGGGTGGTGTCCCCATATACAAACCAAGAACTTATAAAGGTAAATTCCATACCTTTTATTTTTCTACATTCATCCAATACGTTCATAAGATGAATCAGATTTGTATTTATATCTAACTTAGAATCCGTTAAAACGTTGTAATTATCAACAGTGCTTATCAAATACAAAACTTTATCACTAATAGGAGTGAAAGAATTTCTATCTATAATTGCTACATCAGACTTCTTTTTATCACAAAAAGCCTGTCCTATAAAACCACTACCACCAAATACAGATATCATTGGAATTTTGAAATTACGTCTTCGATATAATCAAATACTGGCTGCGTGTAATGCGGTGCAGCCCCGACAAAAAATACAGAATTCAACACTTTGTTAGCTTCAGGATATTTTCTATAATCATCCAAGTCTTTATATCCAGGATGTAAGAGAATATTTCCAGCAAAATAATTTCTTGTTTGAATTTTATTATCTTCTAAATGCTTGACGATTCTATGCTTAACACCAATATCTTCGCAGATGAATGGTGTCCCGAACCAACAAGGATCTGCTTTTTCTAAAACTTTCGGGCTTCTAATATTGGAGATGTGTTTATTGAAAATTTCTGATATTTTACGATTAGAATTTCTTCTATTGGATTCCATTTCATCCAATTTTTCAAGCTGAACCAAACCAATAGCACCTTGTAAATCTAAAGGTTTTAAATTATACCCCATTTCAGAAAAAACATATTTATGATCTATAACACCGTCAAAATTCTCCAGCCAATTATCAAATCTGTTACCACATGTTCCACAAGGGAGCAAATTTGCAGCCCCCACACAGTAACAATCTCTACCCCACCAACTCAAACTCACGAATAATTTTTTAAGTTCAATGTCGTTTGAACACACCATACCACCCTCTCCTGTCGAGATGTGATGAGCAGGATAAAAAGAATTGGAATACGCTACATAGTATTCATTGAGATATTTCCCATCCCACTTACTTCCCAAACTATCGCAATTATCACCTACCAAAAGAATCCCATGTTTTTCGCTAATAGCGATTAACTTATCCATATCTGGCGGATTTCCTAAAACTGGAGAAACAAAAATAGCTTTTGTTTTATTTGTTATTTTGGATTCTATTTGTTCTAGATCGAAGTTTAAAGTATCCCATTCAATATCAACAAATACAGGAGTTAATTTATTTTGATAAATAACAGAAACGGTAGTGGCGAATCCAACAGGAGATACAATCACTTCATCTCCGTCTTGCCAATTAAATCGTCGTTTCAATGCTGAAATTAAAACAAGATTCGCAGAACTTCCAGAATTCACCATATGCCCATATTTGGTATTAAACCTTTTAGAAAATTGACTTTCAAATTTATGAACCTTTTCTCCAGCAGTGATCCACTTACCATTTAAAAATGAATCTAATGCTGCTTCAGTTTCTCGATTATCCCAGTATGGACCAGAATAATATATTGGAGTTTTTCCATGTTTAAATTCTTTAGCATTATAGATATAAGGCGATACATGATTGCCTACCAGTGTTTTAATATCTTCTTTTAAGATCATAATTATTTTATAGTTGAATTAAAAATATAAGGTTCGAATCTCTCAATTACATAAGGAGCATCTTCCACATTTTCCAAGAATTCTAATACCTTCTTGTAAAATGTCAAGGGTCTTAATTTTATTTGATTTTTGGAAATTCCAAAATGTGCGCCTGGAGTGAATTCAAAAAATTCAGGACATTTACATTCGAAAAACAATTTCCAAGAATCCTCTAAATTAAGAGGTCTTACCCACATTCCACTTCCTGTTTTATCACATGTTAATATCTTTCCACCAAATTGATTAGATGGCTGTAAAGCCCACATTGTTCCTATGCTATTCCAATGATACCCCCAATATTCTTCGAAATGTTGACTAGCTTTCTCATTCCAAAATTCTATGTCTCCATTTATAATATCTGTATAATTTTCAATATGATCGAATGGATAATCTTGTGAAAAAAATGTATAATCTGCTAAATTTTCATATTGGGATACTATGTGGTAAAAAAACGTGTGAACATCTCTACCTATATTGTTTTCCAAAAATATCTCATTTGAATGACTTATCAAATTCCCTTTTCTATATATTTTAACAGATACATCTGGATTTATTTTACTGATCCAACTTATATCTCTATCATATAACGATATCACTAATTCTTTGTTCATATTAATCAAAAATTCCTTTTTTACCATGAAAAGCAAGTGGTTTAATCCCTATAGTTTCTGGTAATTGAGTTTCATGTGAAAAATATTTAGCAACATCAATATCAGCAAATTTCATCCCATGCTCTTTGTATACGTGACGATAATTGACACATATAAATCCATCTTCGTTAGTAAATCCATGGAAAGGTTTCCACTCTAATTTTAATTCTGATGCTAAATCTGTCAATCTTTTACTTCTCAAAGAAACACTATTCCCGACTCGTATTAACTCACCATTTATGTCTCTGAATGAGAAATCATCATTAGGAAGCGGCCATGGTGCGCCGATGTAATCATATTTTAAAAATTCATCTCTCCACATTTCAGGATTAATTATAAACCCATCATCATGAATCAAAATTAAAAATTCTGTATTCACATGTTTCCCTAATTTATAAATTATATCATGATTCCACTCGTCTATATTTGACATTTTTTCAGTGAATTCATGAGTGATTTCATCAGGAAGATTTTCGGGTATAATGTCAGAAACAATTTTAACAGCCCCAAAATTTATACCACGCATACTATACTGCAAAGCTTTTATAGTCTGTGGAATTTTCACAGATGTCATGGCAATTAATGTAACATTTGGAAGATTGATCATATTTTATTGTTTAATCATGTGGTGATATTTTTCAATATTATCTAACAAATATTTTGGATAAGATTCATCTACTGCGACTAATTCAAGTTTACTTCTTGAAAACGGATCGATATTATTCTCAATATTGAAATTAATTTTATCGAGAATATCTTGATTATTGAGTTCTTGGTGTGAATAAGCCTTTATTTTATTTTTAACGTGATCTTGATCACCCATAAAACTAAAGTGCCACCCGCCATTTGATAGCTCACAATTTTTTTGCGCTCGTAGTTCATTAAATGAATAGTGTTTAATATTTTTAAATCTACTGATCCGAGAACCTCTCCAATTGTATTCTTTCAATAAATTTATATAGTAATAATAAGTAGTTTGCTGGAGGGTGAAGAACGGCTCCATATCAATAAACTTATCAACTTTTGATAAAATTTCAGGGTTCGGGATCTCATCACAATCGGACAATATGATTATATCATCGTCTGAACAATTCACTAATCCCCTTCTTACAGATTCTTTTTGAAAGAAATCCCGCCCATAATGGGGGTGTATTTCAGGTATAAATAATTCAGTGTCATTTATAAATTTGTATATATCCTTTAAACATTCTTCATCGAATGATTTGGGAGTATCTATTGTTGGCAGGTTTGTGAAATCTGTTGGAATATCATCAATTTTAATGTGAATTATTTTATGGAGAAATTTGGAAAATCTCTCTTTATTATCTTCAAAAATATAAGATTTTGGAAGACCACTATGGGTAACATCTGCTTCACACAACACGAAATAATCGACATATTCATCTAGTATATTGAAGCGAAGTTCTAATAAATCTAATTCATTAAAAAATATAAAGCAGTCGTAGATTTTTCTCATAATATATTGTGTTGTTTGTAAAATTGTTGAGCTTCTTCTCTACACTCATCATAACTAAACATATTTCCATCACGATCAATATAATTAAAAAATCTAGAATATACATCTCCAGTTGCCCAGTAACCATTGCTTACATTGTGTCTAGCCCAATATTTTGGAGCTATGATCTCTTTACATTTTGTATTCAACCACGCTGCCCACCATCCAAAAGATGAATTGGATATAATCAACCATTTAGCTTGATTCACTACATAAAAATCAAATCCAACATCAATATGAACAGTTGGGATATCAAACGGCATGAATGTTTTACTAAGATTTATATCATCAGTAATAACCAAGAATTTCATATTTGAATTGTTTTTCAACATATGATTTATTGAATCCCTCCAATATTCTCTCCTCAACAAAACATTATATAGTCCTGTATATTCCCCCCCTCTAAAATTAATTACACATAAGTCATCATCCAAAGAAATACCCATATCCAATAATTGATCGTCGTATTTTTTCCTATAATCATCATTAATCGAGAACCATCGTTCGACATCAAACTTTCTATCTATAATATAATCTTCTGATTGGAATAATCCCCCAAACGCACCATTATCACCCAACATTATAGTATTATCTTCAATATCGTAAAGACGCTTATCCAAGACGGTAATATTGACTTGATCAACGTGATGAATATTTAACCATCTCTCGTGAAACTCTTTGGTTATACCCTCAACTGGTTTACCGAAATCAATATTCATGAATTTCATCTGATTATCCCCATTGAAATAATCATGAGTGGGGGAAGAATTGATACCCCACTCATAACCTTTATGTTCTGCAATAGTTCTACATACGGCATATTGCCACATGTGATTCCCTAAATTTCCTGTTAAATTTGTTGTAATCATTTATTATATTTCGATTTAATGTAAATATGTTCCTTGTCAATCATATTACTAGTGGTTGCTTGAGTTGTTTGACCAGCCCAAGTTCTTACTACTCCCAAAGGAATGCCACTTTTCAAAATAGTCGGTTGTCCATATTTTGTGATCATTCTGTGATAGAATTCTGTATCCATCATATATGAAAGTTTCTCATCGAAGAAATTATCATCATTGATAAAATATATTACACTTGGTGGTCCTAATGAATTAACACCATCGATAAAATTATTATTACTATACGGAGTTCTTTGATTGTAGTATGTATTTAAATCACCATTTAAATGTGTATATTCGTGAGCATACCAAGGATCACTCAAATTACTCAAAATATGTTTCAATGATTTTGAGTAATAAAAAAGATCATCTTGAAACAGCGGTTTTATATATTTTCCAGAGCTATGTTTGATGCAGCTATTTAAATTTGCCGACATCGATCCACGCCCATAAGAATTTTTAAAATATTTAATATTCAAATCTTTAAAATTATCACAACACTTCTCAATTTCATTATCAAGAGAATGGTCAGAAACGATAATTTCAACATTCGATAGATCGCATTCCTGTGTTCTTATAATTGATAATGACTCGCTCAAATACTTCGCCCCAACCCCACTCATTTCGTAGCAAGGAACACATAATGATAATTGTGGTTTATCCGCCATATTACTTCAACCAAGTATAATCACATTTAGAATCATCAACATCACTATAATCATCATCCTGCCATGCTACGGACTTTTCACCGTTTTTCAAAACGTAAGATGGAAATGCTCTATGAAAAGCTGCATAATAAACATCTACAGGTGCATTCGCTTCAGCGATCAAGTGTAGTATTTGAGGTATAATATCACATTTGATAGCATATGCATGTGTTGTCAGAGATGACACCATTCTAAATACATTATTTTTAACATGTGTCAAACCATTCAAATGATTACCACCCAAGTATAAAAATTTCCAATCATCGGGAACATCCACTAAGTTATTCTCGAAAAAAGAATTTAATCCTTCATCAAATGATATATCATCTTCAAATATTAGTATTTTTTCATATCCTTCTTTTAGAGCTTTATTCAAAATATTCCAATGGCTAGATAAGCAAGCTAGAGGTCCATTTGCTATTTTCGATTCATTTTTAATATTATTTTTATCGATAGCAGAAAATCTGTCAACAATTATACCATCTCTTTCAAAGAGATTGGAGCATTTCTCCCATCTATCTGGTCGTCTATCCAAATTTATACAATAAATTTTATCAAAATATTCGTTTAATTTTTTCATAAATCAGCAACATCTTTGTTATATCGTTCTCTCACTTGTAAACCCAATTTGTAGAGTTGAACACTATCATGAGTCCCTCCGATATCAATATCAGTGTCTCCATTGTTAGGGTTATATTTCTGAACTCTCCAAGACATACCTTCGTAATGTTTGAAATATTTATTCTCCATTTTAGCATTTGCAACTGTTAAATCCGCTTTGATAACATCTTCGAACATCGTAGATCCAATATCATATATTCTTTCGGATTTTATTTCTTTGGTTCTATGATGATCATAAAAATTAATGTCATGCTCTTTTAATTGTTCTAAATCTATAAAACAAAACCACGGATTGACTCTTGGGTATAATGACTTCCCACCACGATCACCGACAACTTCTCCCATCAATACAAATCCACCTTCTTTGAATTTCTCATATGGTTTTTTTATATCTTTCAAAAATAAAACATCGGAATCAACGAGTAACACGTATTTTGTTTTCACTAAATCAAACGCTGCATTGACAGCATTTCCATGTGAAGTATTCAACATTTTAACGTTTTGAAAATCCATCATTGGATGTTCACCAGTATCTATTATCAGTATTTTCGGTAATACTGGACAATGTTTTTCTATAGATCTTTTAAGATTTATAATAAGATCAGGTGTATTATAATTACACGTTACAATCGTCAAATCGTCCATTTTTTCTTAATTTCTTTTAAAGATTTTCCAAAATCATCCATTTCAACTAGATGTGTTTGTATTGGTAAGTGACCATGTTTTTCGACGAAAACATCATCAGCTTTTTTAACATTTTCCATGAAAGACTGGTCGGAACAAATCGAAGATGTTTCAATCGACCAACCATCATCACCGATATATTCCCAAGAATTTTCAATATCAGCAAACCACCAAAAAGGAGGATGATATCCTTTTTTAATAATCTCATACGTGTGATCAACATGTTCACAAGCATTATAATATCTTTCATCCATCAACCCAACATCATCTAAACATTCCCTTGAATAATATGAAAATGCCCCCACACAATGTTGATAAAATGATATTCCAGTATCATCATACTTGATAGTTATTTTGGGATTAGCAATAATCTCTCCCATATCATTGCCAATTTTATTAGCAAAACCATGTTGTGAGAAATTGAAGTGTTGAATACCACTTTTCTTAGAAGCGTCGATATATGCTTGGAAGATGTTTGGATTTTTAATAAACATATCATCTTCAATCAGAAAGATATGATCACATCCTGCATCAAGAAGATGCGCCAATGCGCTATTCTTAGCTTTGGCGACACCTAAATTTGCAGTTGGGGTGAACACTGCGATGTGTTCACCCTTCCAAGATCTTGCAATATCGACAGCGTAATTATCATCATAACTGCGATTGGTTTTAGTATCCTCAACCACATATAAATAATCAATTTGATCACCACAATCCAAAAGAGAATTGAAAAGCTTCTCAAACATGGATTTTCTTCCACATGTGATAATACCAACTCCGATTTTTTCACTCATATCAAAAATTCTTTGCAACTCGTTCACGGATTTCAGCAAGAGTCCAATCCTTCATAAGCTTTCCATCAGAGAAGACGTTCACGAAAGCACAGTTCTTGACATCATCCCAAGTTGCTTGGTCTTTCATAGTAAATCCATCTTCGGTTTCATAAACCGCAATCAGACCTTTAGCGGATTTTTTGAGTCCATCATCAGTCTTAGGGTCTTTGAAAATTTCAATACCTCGACGTTCACCATTAACTAGAACTTCTCCATAGGTGGATTTGACAGCAAACCCGTGAGTATCTCTAGTAATAATAGCATCAGGAGTTACAGCACCTTGATAGGTGAAGCTACCGATACCATATACAATGTTGGTAGAAGCAAATCCCTTAGTGGCAAGACGTTCACAAATTTGAGTAGCACGTTCAAGCGTAATGGAGTCTCCGTAGATTGCTCCGATGTGGCTGTCAAGCTGCTTATATCCAGTGCTGGTTTCGGTACCACCGAAGATTTCCCAAAGGCACACAACCATACCCTTGACTTCAAGCTCAGTGATTTCTTTGGTGTAAGGTGTTGGCGAGCCATTTTTATGCGATACAATATCAAAGATGTAATATTTTCCATCGCGAACTTCATATTCATCAGGCAAATAGCCAGTCACAATCTTAACTGGATCACCAGAGTCAGGACGAATCACAACCTTGCCATCACGAGCCATAATCTTATCCTTCAGTTGAGCAGCAATGCCGCCATCAGGATTGACAACGTTCCAGAAGTCCCAAGTATCAGACACAATCGAGACAATACCACTTGGATAGAGTTTGCTAATAATACGATCGAATGTACCAATCTCATCTTCAACTCCACCCATACACATCACACTGTGTTCCGTAGCTGAGACGCTACCGCCAACAAGTTCCTTATCAGAATCTGCATTATAATACTCTTCGAGATAATCAATAGCAGGAACTGTATCTGTGCCAGTGAATGCGAGCAAATGAGCAGCACCGCTTTTAATAGCAGCATCAAATCCAAAGTGTCCACGGAAACTAAAGTCGTGTCCTTGCCATGGGACAAAATCGATCATTTCAGGGTTAGTCTTATTAGCCCATTCATTGAGAATTTGACGATACATTACAGCAGTGGTAGCACTGGTACAACCACCCCAAAGATTAGCACTGATAATGGTTTCAATAGCATTCGTTAGCCAGAAAAATTTATCGTCAGTATTCCACATGACAAACATGGGGACTCTAAGATCAACGGCAGAACCTTCTGGCAACGCCCAAATTTGAAGAGGGAGATATCCAAGAGCATGAAGATCACGAATATGTTGCTCACCAATACCATTTGGTCCTAGATAATTTTTAAGACGACGATTGTAATCTGCAACGACTTCTTCAACATCCTTGGCAAAGAATTCATCACCCCATTCTTGGATTAGATGTTCCTTGATAAATGCCTGTAATGAGAAGAAAATAACTTTATTCAATCCTTTAACGCGAGTGCCACGGGCAGTCATATTAGAAAAGACTAATAGACTATTTTCTGGATATTGACGACGATGATCACATTTGTATCCGTCGAAGCTGAGATGTGGTTTCTTTTTCATATTTATTTTGTATTTTTGTTTATTTTTTCTAAAAGTATTTCTAAAGTTTCTAGAGCTTGTCCTAAACCCGCTCTATCACAAAGTAAAAGATTATAGTAAATCTTACCATCGTTTCCAATTTTGTCTAATAAATTTTTATTAATTCCTTGAATTTTAATGAGATTGTCTTCAAAAAATTGTTCAATTTTTTCAAATCTTTCTTTCTCCGAAGCAGTGAAAACAATCAATTTGAAATTATTTTCATTACATCTTTTCAAGATATTGATAACTTCTGAGGTATCATAATCGTCTTTATAAGGGCAAACTGTGTCATCAAAGTCTACTGCAATAATTAAAGAGTTATGTTCTTTCCATTGTTGAAATAATCTCTCTGCACAATTTTCAGATTTTGTAAAAGGATGATTATATCTCATTGGTATTTGATTTTAAAAGTTGTCAAACCAGCGAATTTTAAGATATCTGACCAATTTTGCTTACTATTGGTCGTGAAAACGAAGTCAAATTTACGTGAAACATTTTCAACCCCTTCTTGGCAGTCACTGTGTGTGGTAAACAATCCCAAAGAACCACAATTTTTCTCTTTCAATTTTTCAGCAAGACCCAAGAATGTCCCACCTTTACAATTGATATCATCGATTATCAATGTCGGTGCGCCCTCAACAAGTCCTTCACCAACGTAAAATTCTTTCAAAGAACCGTCTTTAACGTCTCGAATTTTTTCACATCGGACGAGATGATAAAGATGAGTTCTATCTTGATTGGATAGATACTCAATGATTTTCTGAACTCTTTTACCAGCACCAGCATCAGGACATACGATATTAATATCCTTACCATTCGACATTTCCAAAACACTTTGCAACACCCATTCACGTTCATCTAAAATATGAACATTATTGATCAACGCTGGTGTAACATCACTATGCGGACACAGAATAGATACCTTATCAAATCCACAAGAGTTGATCATATCCGCGAAGATTTTCAAAGTAAAAGCCTCTCCTGTATTACAAATTCTATCTTGTCTTGCTGCTGGGAAATAGGGTATGAACAATTCAATATTTTTGATCCCCATACGGCGAACAGCATCATTGGCTATTACGATATCGATCAAATCCGACACCGAATTAATACGGTGCGTGATCACCATATTACCATTATATAACGATGATTCGATTTTAAAATTTGGTTCTCCTGCTGGAAAAAGTCCTTTGGAAAACTTAACTTTGAAAATTCCGCCTTCATAATTTTCAAAAGGATCAAAATTCTGATCCAGATTGAGAACATAAAGCTCTTCGCTTTCGTTTTTCCAAGTAATGTGATTTTTTTGTTTCATCATGTTGCGATTGTAACCTAGTTTTTAAATCTTGAAATTCTTGATTTGATTCGTGAGATTCTTGAATTGATTATCCTTTTCTATCCATTGACCCTGATCTTTCAGCATTTGTTCCATCATTTCCAGATTTTTAGGATCAAGAACACTTTCTTGTGTTTCAATTAATTCACCTTTTTGATCGATAAATTCTCCAACCCAAGCAATTCGATCATCAAGATTCGGAATATTTTCAATAGGAATAATTGCTGGCATGTCATCAGCGATGAAGAATGGTGTGTTTTCCAGATGATCAGAATATTGTTCATAAAGACCAGCAAAGATATCATCAATCTCCTGAATATAATTCAAATTAGTATCGCGTAATCCATCTGCTACAACTTTGATAGTGGGATCGTATTTAATCCAAAAAATAATATCTAGATTTTTCAGAGAACGTCGAACAATATCTACAGTAATTCCGAGAACATCCTCCGATACCAAATCTTTTTCAGTAGCATGGAGGGTATATGCCAAATTATCCAAAGGACAGCGATCATATACGACATATTTCTCATCCTTATTAACTTCTAAGGTCTGTGTCATCCAATCCAAGATAAGCAATTGTGTTTCTGCTGTGGTATTGGAAGAATGTTTCAAATCTTTTTCTTTGATAATATCTCTGTATGTTTTTAACGGTGTTTTATACATCTGCCATTTCTGCAAAAAAGACTTAATTAAGGTGCTTTTTCCGACATTACCGCTACCACTAAACGCAATTTTCATATTAATTAATTTACCACCATATTCTCATAAATCAAGTGGTTTTTTGTTAAATAATAATACATATGTCAGTTAAAAAGACACCTCCTCGTAAGAGGAAAGAGCGGGATGTGACAGAAGAATATACTGAACACATCAAAAAGGGGTTTGATTTATCAAATTTATATTTGAAAAATAATTATCCAATGACTGATAACCAACAGAAATTTTATTATATGTCGCAAAGTCCGAGGAATAATATGGTATTTGTCAACGGACCAGCAGGAAGCGCGAAGACTCACTTAGCTGTATTTTCAGCCTTAGAACTTCTAAAGAACGGGCATGTTGATAAGATCATCTATATTCGTTCTGTAGTGGAGAGTTCTTCACGTTCAATTGGATTTCTTAAAGGTGACGAGAATGAAAAATTCTTACCTTATATTATGCCAATGTTGGATAAATTGAATGAAATTTTGTCTAAAACAGATATCACTTATTTGATGGAAAACGAATATATCAAAGCAATACCAGTAAATTTCGTAAGAGGTCTTACCTTCCATCGCTGTGCTGTGATCATTGATGAAGCTCAAAACATGACAAAGGGAGAGCTAACAACCATCCTAACACGATTTGGTAGACATTCTCGATACTTCGTATTGGGCGATGCTGCTCAAGCAGATATCAAGGACTCTGGATTTACTTCCGTATATGAAGCATTTGACACTGATTTCTCAAGAAAAAATGAAATTCAATGTGTCGAATTCGACACAAGTGATATCGTGAGATCACAGATATTGAAACATATCACGCAAGTTCTCAAGGTATAATGCGTATTAATACGCTATAAATACTAATCACTTCGCCCCCCAAGAAGTACCATCAAACCATGAATGACCTTTTGGATTTTCCAAGGTTGGTTGTGGTTTTTGTGGTGTTTCTACTTTGATTGGTTGCTCAACAGCTTTCGGTGTTTCTTCTTCACCGTTCACAATCTTAAAATTCTCATCCTCTTTCACTACGATTTCTACGTTCATATTGATATTTATGAATGATTTGTGAATGTCAATATCTTATGGCGTGGTAGATGTTGGAGGCGTAGTAGATGGTGGAGTATTTTTCTCTCCTTCGGGTCTAGCATCATCGTTCCAATATGCATCCTTCCTATCTTCATCTTTCATAAATTGATCCCATCTAGGTTTAATGACCCAATCAAAGGAATCTTTGTCTTTATCAAAAAGAACAATTGCTTGAGGATATCTGAATTTTTTACCAGCTACAGATTCACCTGTTGGGGTGACACCTTTTTGCGCTACTTTGACCAGATAGTGCTGCCCCTTTGGAGTGTTTTTACCCACTTTAATTTTTTCATTTGGGATTGGCACTATGCCTTGTTCATCCATCCAATCCAAAATTCTTTCTTCTATTTTTTTGACGGATTGTTTTATTCTTTGTATAGCACCTCTACTTGCTTGTGCAATATTAGCCAATTTAGAACTAGTATTAGGCGCGACAACCTTACCAACTTCTTTACCTACTTGCTTTGCGAAATTAAGACCTCTTTTAAAAGCATCCCAAAGTCCCTCTTCCAATAATTCTCTCTGTGATAACTTATACATCGACTGATAATTTTTTGTCTGCTACATTGTTTAATGCCACATCGATCAGGGCATCCAATTCATTTTTGATAAAATCTTTTCCGATTAAAACCTTGTGGTCATTAGTAGATCGATTACTAATAGAAAAGGGGATACTTTTAAATTTTTTACCTCCTATAATACAATCGAAAAGACACACAGGTCTTTCAACAGTATTTCCTTCTCCGATATTAATTATGATTGTATCTTCTGTAGGTTTTTCTAATCTCATGGAATTGATGGTTGTGAATCTTACTATCTTCTCGCCTGTTTTCTTATCCTTACCAAATTCAACATCTTCTCCATGTAAAACATTGTAAGCACCGTTACCAGTATCCAATTTAGAGGAAATAGTCCCGACACCATCAATAATAATATCTTCGATTAGACCGAATATATTTTTTTCCACAAAGAATTGTTTGAAACTTGTCATTCATTTATAAAAATTATTAATAATCATCGGATTGCTCGAATCCAGTGTTTGCAAAATCAGCTTTAGCATCAAGACGATGCCAAACATCGGAAACATATGTCGAAGAAATAGTAATCGCGGAAACCATCCAATCTTCAAATTCACAATCGTTTCTCATTTCATACAAACGATCAGCATATTCAGCGAGTTTTTTCAACTCTGAAAGAAGAACTTCATTAACTTCGTGCTTCTCAACAGGACTAATTGGATCAAATTCCATGACCATTCCATGTGCTTCAGGTTGATCAAAATCACTTTCGTCACCAAAGTCATCGTCGTCACCGAAATCATCATCCTCCATGGCATCACCGAAGTCATCATCCATCTCTTCATCAAATCTTTCGTTCATAACTTTACCACGGAAAGATTCCCAAATCACTTTATTTTCTTCGCCTTTGAATTTCATAATATTATTTAGCTAATTGAGTTTAAATTCTGAGTTTCCTCTTTCTCATTCTGGATTCCCATGATAATTGGTAGAATTTCTTCTTCATAAAATTCTTTACCAGTCTTTCCAGTCTGTTGTAACAATTCTTGAGCTTTATCATCATCCTGTAAAGCAACTTCAAGTTCCTTCAGATTTGATTTATCTGCTTCCGATACATTAGTTGTTGTTGCGTATAGCAATGCCATCACAACATGTTTGATGTAATTAATTTCTGCTATGGAAGTTAGAGGAACAGGATTAGCTTCTTCCGCTGATGGTGCTGGTTGCCCCTCTTGAGGTGGTGCTTGCTCCATACCAGCATTAGGGTCTTGTCCTTCTTGTTCAAGAAGGCGACTATATTTTTCAATTAGTTGTAATGTTTTTGATTTCATGTTAATAAGTTCTTCCAGTTGCAGTTTGTTTTACTGCTTGCAATCCTTTTTTAATTCTTACTGAACCTTTTCTATAAGCATCAACCGCTTGATTAGCAAGATTTTGTCTTTCTTTCACTGCTGATTTTGCTTTTTGCGCGGAAGTGCCAAACAATTTACCTGCAAGACCTTTCAAACCACTAGAAGCTTTACCTGCCAAACCTTCGACTTCTTTATCGACTTCATATGCCCCTGTTCCCGCATCGATAAATTCATCCTCTTCGGCGTATTTTTTCTTCTTGAGACGTTTTTTCTTTTCATGAAGAAGCATTTTAGCTTTGAAAGCATCTTCCATTTTTTGTTCATTAGCTGGATCATATCCTTCTAAAATTTCTAAAAATTTGCTTTTTTTAGCTTTGGAAGAATTTTCCATTTCACGCTTAGTAGCTGGATCGTGTTCTTCAATAAGTTTCAAAAATTTACTCATAGCATTATTTAATCAAAATAGTCATCTTATTGATAACTTCTTGGAAATACTGCTCATTGAGAAAAGTCAGACCCTCTTTCTCCAAATATTTGGATATTTTTCGGAATGATGGTGTTTTTCTATTTTGAAATGCCATTTCTAATTCAGAGATCATTTCAGCATTCAAAATTTTCAAAAGATATTCCAATTTTTCGAAATCAAAATTCTTTTCAATGATATTGATTTTGAAAATTCTACGAACTTTTTTCAAAAGCTGATTACGGAATTTATCCTTCGTCAGTGTATTGGAAAAAAATACAAAATCTTGTTGTGTATATTTCAAAAATTCAGTAAATGTCTTAATGAACTCATGAGTATACAATTTCTGATTATTTCTTTTAGAAAAATCAAAAGTTGCAGTCAGCCCTAGATTTTCTAAAAGAATTGCAAAGGTTTCATTTGTTTCTTTGAAAACCTCATCAATATCGATGATTTTCTTATTTCGAAATAAAATTCTAGTCACAACCCAAGAGTAGCAGGAT